CCAAAGAAACGGCGCAAGTCGCGGGTGCTTATCCAATTTATTTACGGCGTATCCGGTTGGGCGCTGTTCTGGGGAGGCGTTGTTGCCGGAACGTCTTACATAGGGAACCGGCTTTGGGATGAGGTGCTCTACTCCAAGATCGACAAGGCAGTGTACGCCGTTGCTGAATGGCGCGGGTATGACTTTGGCCCGTCAGAGCCGGAAATCCGGGAAAAACTTGTGTATGTCCCGGAGCCATTGCCAATGAAGGTGGACGAAAACAACCCCTGTGTACTGGCAATTCGTATGCTGGCACCGAAGTATAACGTGCCGGTGGTGGTGGCGCTGACCATCAGTCACACAGAGAGCCGATTCAACCCAAAGGCGGTGAACAGAAACACCAACGGCAGTGTTGACCGTGGGTGTATGCAGATCAACGGCAGCGCACACCCAAAGGCGTTTGCGCGACAAGAGGATGCTTTTGTGGCCGTCATCAATGTGGACTACGGCCTGCGCTTTCTGCGCGACTTGTACCAGGAAACCGGGGACTGGCGAAAGGCAATGGTCAAGTACAACTCCCGTACCCCGGCCAAGCAGACGATCTACCATGGGCACCTGAACAGAAGCTCCCACGCTTTGATGCAGAAGCCTCTGGAAAAGGTTCTGGCTGGACTTTAAGGTTGACATTATGGAGCATAGTGCCTATAATACAAGGCAATAGAACTTTCCACGGGATCATCGACGGATGACCGCACCCCGGAAAGTCAGAGGCCAGAGGCAGCCGCAGGGAGGGAGTGCACTCCTAAAACTAAATGCCTTATTCGGGGAGCCTAACCACCTTCCTAGCCCGTATGCCGAAGTGGTGCTTTCGGCCAATGCGGGAGTATAACAGAGGGGCGGTAACTGCGTAGCGGGTGCCGCCCTATGTTATACATCCTGCCGCAGAGGAATTATGCCGGATAATGTCATCCCTTTCGGGGGGAAGTCTTCACAGGAGATTGTTGAGCTGAACCTGGAAAAAGAAGTCCTGGACACTGTGAAAGAGGTACTTGACTCGCTTGAAAAAGAGCCGTATGAACACGCCATCATCTTGCTTGGGAATTGCGGGCAAATGCCCCGCATTATGACAAGCCCGATGTTACCTGAAACAGCAACATCCATGTTGGCAGATGCACAATGGGCACTCGCATTACTCAAGCATACAGAGCAGCTTTAGTCTCTCTGGCGCTTATCCTGGCATCAGGGAAAGCGCACTCAGCGTGTTATGAGCATTACGCGCACATAGAACAGCTTCGCAAGCAAAACGCTGTGCTGCTGGAGTATAACCGCCACCTACTGAGACAGAATACAGAACTCAACTGGAAATTGAGCCGCGTGGATCAAACACACCCTTGGGGGAAAAACCCGGATAAACCAAGGGGGTATGGAAAGGGAATGAGGTCACTAAGGGATGACTGAAATGTTTGTACGGCGCGTTGACGACAGTAACCCTGACCTCCTTGCGGTTAATGCAGCAAGGGTGTCATTTGGCCGGTTTAAGACGGAGTTTGACGACAAGGACCGAAAGCTGCTGCATTATCTTGCGAAGCATAACCACTGGTCGCCGTTCTCACACCCGCGATATACAGGGCGGTTTGTGTTCACCAATCAGGTGATCGACAATATCCTTGAAGATCGCACATTGTCTGCCGGAATTGCGAGCTTGCGGATATTGGATTCAGGAGTCACTGTCAAGGTGATCGAGGCCAACATCTCTCTGTACGGCCTTTTCCGTCTGGGTGGGCACTGGATGGTGAAAGAGATTGCGCCGGAGTGTTACGCTGCGCTTGACGCCCACCGGGATCGTATTCTCCCTGCCAAACCGTGTGGGATGCTAATCCGGGACAAGGCCGTTCTGAAGTTCCCTGAGCTTCAATCGGCAACCTTCCATGTCCGGGCACCGATTGATGTCGCTCGTCAACTTGTCAAGCACACGCAAGGCGTGAGTTGGAATGAGATCAGTCGCCGGTATGTGGACTTCGAGCCTGAGTTCTATATGTGGGAGGAGGGCGTCCGGGAGAGGGCAGAGAACAAGAAGCAGGGCAGTGCCGGTGAGTTTGAGGACGACACTCACTATAAGGCCCTGCTGCAATACAACACGGAATCTTGTTTACGGAATTACCGCACTGCGCTAGAATGTGGTATCTGCCCGGAACAGGCAAGAGAGCTGCTCCCGATCAATATGATGACTGAGTGGTATTGGACAACAACGCTTGAGCACTGGGACAGAATCCTCAAGCAACGCCTTGATTCACACGCACAGAAGGAAACGCAATATGCCGCGCACTTACTTAAAGAAGGACTCATTCGAGCCTACCCCGGCCAAAGATTTGGGGATTGAGCACTTCTACTACACTACAAAGGAAAGCTCTTACCTATTTAAAATTATTCACGTTCGGAAACAAAAGTATTACACCGGGATTGCAAAACACCCTAACAAGGGCGTGCATTGGTCTGCTAGAGGCAAGGTGTATCCAAATATGTCAGCAGTGCGTCGGGCACTCCAAATCCTGACCACGGATTTGGCGGAGAAGTACCCGGATGAGGGACTGACTTCGGACAATTTAGGAGTCATTGCGGTTGTGAGCAAGCCATATTGCTATATCCCTGCAACGACATTTGACAAGTACCGGGACGGCGTGATCGCTGCGAATATGTATCAAGACTTTCAGAAGGTGCGGCCATGAAGTATATCCCGACTTGTTTACTGATCCTGACATCTGCTTGTACGCCTATCGAAAAGCGTGCTCCCAGTTATGAGTACAGCATCGTGACGATGTGCCGTACAGGGGCAGATGCGCTGGAAGTTCTCACTGTGCGCCATACAGAAAAGCCCCTGTCTCCCAGCCAGGTTGCGACAACCAGAGAAGCGGCAACTGCTCTTGCTGACGTGTGTATGCAGGAAGATATTCCCACTGAGCACGAGATGTGGGATATTGCAAATGACGCTGTGAAGAATCTTTTGATTATTAAAGGGGAAACAGAATGATTACAAAAGACAACGCCGCCCTTTTGGTGGCGGCGCTGAATACAATTTCGTCTATCGCTGAGATTGTCAAGGATGTTCAGGATGGTCGATATGCCAAGACCGATCCTGAAACACTCAAGGAATTACAGCGAAAGTGGGATAGAACGCGAGAGCGTTTTGAAGGGGTGGCAAAGAGCTTCTTCGACATCACGAAGGTTTCTTGATTTCTTCCCGGATTACTTCGTAAAGTCCAATTAAGGCAACAACAGCCCCTAACACCGATGATAGTAACTCAGGGCTAATGGCAACGCCAACACCACTGAGGATGACGAGAAGGCCCGCTTTTGTGGATGGTTCCACGAGGCGGGCTTTTGTCCATGCGAGTAGCTTCATAATTCACCTATTCTGATTATGTTTCTGGAAATTCTACTGAGATGCCGCTGGCTTTTTTATCTATATCTTCTTCTTTTAACTTGTCATAGCTTTCCAACAAGTCCGCAACGGCTTGAGCACTGATTGCAGATGTCGAGGTGGTAGCAAGTGCCCCTGCCCATGTTCCGGGGCCTGCACCATCTTTAGCTCCCTCAGTCATAACCGTAGCACGGATTTTTCCTCCCGGCGGCGTGTACAACATTGCATCAAGATCACGCTTGTTGCGCTGCCACTCAGGGGACTTTGTGATGGAGCGCATAAAATCGCGCAGCATATCATCCCGCTGTTTCATCAGGGAGGTGATGTAAGCCCCTTTGGTAGGGTCGCCCCCTTCTTCGCGTTCCGGTGTTCCGATAGAGGGGTCCTGAACGATGGAGTTCAGTGAAGCGTTGATGCTTTTCAGCTCATCTGCGATTGGCTCAAGTTGCTCATATAGGGCGACAAGATCGCCATACTGCTCCATAAACTCGTTTAAGCGATCATCCTCTTCTTCTGTTGCCGTGTCATTAGTAGCACTCTTTTCGAGCTGGTTATATGCGTCATACACCGGACGGAGGTTAAAAGACAGGTTTTGGAACTGTTTATAGTCTTCTGTGGCTTCGCCCACGCTGACGCCAAACCGGCCCAGCACACCAAGGCCTTCTGGTCGAGCGGCCATTTCAGGGCCAATGGCGGCTTCATTAATCATGTCTCCAATAGCATCCTTGATAATGGCCCCGGTCATGCCAGGAAGCATAATATTCACGACGAAATCAGTTTTGCCGGGGGAGAACCCAAAGTGCTCCGCAACGGCAGCAGCAATCGGTGACGTGTTTACTCGTATCTGTTCCTTGGCGGACTCTTCTTTCAGGTGTGCCGGAGTCAAGGGGAATCCTTGTGAGGACACGCCGCCGATAAGAGCAGAAACATCCTGTACAAGAGTCGGGGCTGCTGACATAAGTGTCGGAACGCCCCGTGTAACGGCCATAGTTACATCTGCGGCAGCTTTGGCCGGACGTGGCTCGTGCCCATTCATGTGTCGGACAAGTTCTTCCGTTACAGCGAAAAATATTGGAGAGAAGGAGAACCCTACCACCGGAATTGAAATGACCTCCATGCCATATTCATCCCGCAACTCTTTGGGGAGAGCTACGTTAAACATTCCAGGTGCGCGGTACTTGTCTGTGATCGGGACACCAGTCTCGTCCACCTGCGTCATATTCCACGAGGATAACAATGCTGCTGGCGGAACCAGCGTCATCATCCCATACTTGATAATGCGCTCAGGCCCATACCTTACCCGGCGAGCCATATCATTCATGCCCTGTATCGCAGCGTTTAGAAACATGCTCAGGCGGTAAGTGCCACGGAACAAGGGAGAAGAAGATTGAGCAAACAGGTTAGTAGAAATATTTTTCGCCTGCTCAACAGCAGCCTCGTGGTCAACGCCCTTCTCGCGCAGCCTCTTGTAGATCGACCACCGGCTTGACAATTCAAAGCGGCTCACCCACTCAGTGTTGTACGCCTCCCACACGTCATTCAAGGCATTCCGCGCACGGCCCATGCGCGTACCGCTTCGCATAGCGGAAGCAACCTGTCGAGTAGCATCCTTTGTGCGTTCCGCAGCATCTGATCCCATTCCTGGCCGGACTGTGCTGCCACGAGTAACGCCAAGGCCGGAAAGAAACTCGTGATATAGTGGATCGCTTTTGAACTTTGTCTTGGCCCAGTCCCTCAGAGGGGTGTATATTGGAATGAAATCTGTACCAAGACCAATCTCTTTTGGCAAACGTAATGCAGACTCTGCCTGATCTTTCATGAAGGTTATGGGAGAGAACATGGCGTCGAGTGTCGTAATAGCATTTCGGCGCAACGCCGTGTACTTGCCCATCCACTCCCATATATTACTATTGACCACATCCTCGCCCAAACTCCTTTTGCCGCGCATTCTCTCATCAATGCGGGCCAGAGATGCAAACAGGGGTGAGTCATGGATGTGTAGCCTCAACTTCACACCATTAACAAACACGTCAAAGCCTGGCTCACCGGCGATTTGCCTTGCCCCAGTGCCGTACTCCTCCAGCAGGTTCACTGTTTTTTTGTCGAAAAGGCCCTTCTGCGCCTTTGACATGGCATCTAAAAAGTCCGCCTTAGTGGTGCCATAAATGAACGTCTCCCACACCTCGTCAGGGGCTTGTAACAGGAGATTAAGCGCCTCCCTATTGCGCTGTAGTGTCTCTGTGTGGTTCGCCATGCGAACGACATCAGCAACAAAAGCATCAAGATAAGGGACTTTCTCCAGCGTCTCTGAGCCTACCCGCTCTTGCGCTGCCCGGCCAAGTTCCGTGCCGGATTGCACTGTAGGGGACTGCGGGGCCAGTAGGCCAGGAACCTCCTTACGCTTCACCGGCGTGTAGAAAGGATTATCCCGCAAGATAATGTTTGCTGTGGTGGCGTTAAGCTCCCCCTGACGCACCTGCTCATCAAGGAACATCCGCGTGATGTTCGCACGTCCTTCGAGAAAGGAGACCACCCCTTTGTTGCCCTTGTACTGCGCAAGACGTTTAAGGAGCTTCTCACGGGCATCCGGGCCACTGACTTCGCTCGCGATGTACCGTGCAGAAAAGTCTTTACCATCCTTACCTTTGACGCGGTTCCCCGCAGCATCGAGGACAAACTGCTTTCCGGTCTGCTTATCAATGTCCAGCGTAAACTGTGGCGTTTGGGTCTGCTGGCCAGACGTGCCTGCTTTCACCAATGCCTGCGCTTCTTCAAGCAGACGGTCGCCTTTGATCTTGTTGCCGGTAACAATATCGAGGTTGTGCAGGATGCCGGAAACATCTTCCAGAATCTCCTGTGTAGCCCCATTCCGTGCAGCAGTGTCCAGTACTTTCGTCAGCGGCGCAATTTCCATGCGCGTCCCTGATGGGGTAAAGATTGCCGGGCCTTCCTGTAGCCCGCCAAGCACCTGACGCAGGAACGATCCAGACCCTTCAACAATGCGCACCAGTGGGTTGCCCCGCGAGGCAAGCACGTCGAATTTTGACGTTGCCGCCACTGGCTGCCCCGTTTTAGGATCAATCTTAATATGCTGCGCAAGTTTATTCGCCTGACTGAGGAGGCGGTAATTGAATGCGCCGTCAGCAAGAATGGTGGTTTGTAATTTATTGGTGAGCCTACCAACTTTGTATAGAAACCCGGAAAGCGTTCCTGGTGGGGGCAGGTTCTGGCCCAGCGAGGAGTAAATGCGCCGCGCCTCTTTTGTCAGGTATGCTATCTCATCCGTCTCAGGGGCCTTGAACGCCTGTTCTTCCGGCAGAAGGTCTGCCGTCTTTCCTTCCCGCACCTTTGCGTCAAAAGCTAATGCGGCTTTAGCTTCTAGTTCTAGCGTGTGAACCTCAGCGGCCCGGCGCATTGTCGTGGACGTGAATTGACTCGCTTCATCCAGCGACATCCCTTGGTCGAGAGCGCCAAGAAACAGCTCGTCTTGTACCGTTTTTGGATCATACCCATAGCTTAGGGCTTTGGTGGCCGTGGCTTCAATCGCACGCTCCTGATCCGCATCCACCTTCAAGAGGCCGGTTGCCGCATCCTTCTCCAGCTTGGCAGTGGCGACATACGCCTGAAGCTCGCCAATTTCCTCTCGATACGCCAAACGGCGAGCGGTGTCTTCATGCCCGCCTGTCCCCCGGACTGTAGCCCCGCTGGGAGTGACGACATCTTCCTGCGGTGCTGCCGAAACAAGGGACTTCTTCCCTTCCGGCAATGCCCGGCCAGCAATAGCTCCTCCAGTACCACCGAGCAAGCCGCCCGTGATGACGGATACGGCCATGCTGGATGCTATCCGGTCGGGCTGTGCCTCAACGCCCTGGTACTGATCCACGGCCACGTTTGCACCTTGCCCGATAGCCGAGGACACTCCGGCTTCATACGCACCCCTCGCTGCCCCAGTAGCCAGCCGCATTCCGACGGGAACACCGCCGCCACGCAAAGCGGCTTTCGCAGCAGGCATCCCTGCTTTGGCGAGAATGCGGGCAGACCCGAAGGGAAGCCAGCTTTCGGGGCTTCCCATAGAACCTGCAACAAACGCCAGAGTGTTCAGCACATCCTTGTGCAGTGGGTCGCCTGGGTTATAGAACCCCTGCTCCAGTGCATCGTTGATTGATCTGGCTTCTTTTGTGAAAGCGCCTTCCTTCCCTTGTACCAACTTAGCTGCGGCACCGGCAGCAGTGGATGACCATCCCCCTTCAAGGTAGTCCATTGCGGTCAACCTTCTGCGCTCAGGGGCAGGTTCCCTTTCCTCATCTGCGCTAGGGCCTTCCCACTCATACTCCTCGCCTAGAGAGGGGGAAGATTGTTCGTCGGAAGGGGATGGCTGCGCAGGTAAGTCCCATTCGTACTCCTCTGAAAGAGTGCCCGGTTCCGCCGGAGAAACTCCCCCATCTGCGCTAGGGCCTTCCCACTCATACTCCTCGCCTAGAGAGTCAATAGGTGACACATCGGTACTTGGGCGCTGCTGAATCATTTCCCGCCCCGATCTTGTTCCATGCGACGGGACTCCTGTGCATAAAGTGAACGCAGATTTTCTTGTTCTGCGAATCTCTCGCTTAACATATCGGGAGCTTGTTCTGGCTCAGGCAGGGTAACTTCCACCGCCTTTCCGGCAGCTTTTTCGGCCTCCAAAATCCTCTGTCTGACTGACTCAATCACCTTCCGTGCTTGCGGAGACAGGGTGTCCCTTCGTGGCTCCACAGCTTCCCCACGGGCAACTTTGTCTTGGATATGTTCCGCATACAAGCGCTCAAGAGTCCTTTTCTGTTCCGCCGCCTCAAGGCGAGACAGCCGCTCCAGTCGAGCGGTGGTGTATGTTTCCCTCAGAAAAGCAAAGAACTCTCTCGGAGCCGCGTCGGCTTTTTTCAACCACTCTGACTCAGATGTCCGCAATCTCTCATCGAAGGCGCTCAGTCTCTCAGATATGCTGCGACGGGATTCCCTTCTTTGTTCGGCATCTTGGCGAATCCGATCTAAAATGCCCACGCCTGCGGCATCGTCAGGGCCTGTATTTTGCACAGGACGATTAAACGCCTCCATCTGTGACTCAAAGTCCCTAACCGGCTCAAGATTAACTCCCGGCTCTCGCTTAGGGGCTTCCTTGGTCTCCGGTTTATTTAGTTCTTTTTTTATGGTGCCCCGTAGTGCCTGTTGTCTCTGACCATCTGGGCCAAAAACAACAAATTTGCCATTCTTTTTGCGCGCAGCATACGCATAATTATCCGGGTCAAGTCCCTGTTGCACTGCCAGTTCTTTGGCAGTCTGCACCACTTCCTGCGCCTCTAGTGCCTCTTGCGCAACTGCCGCTGCATCTTCCGGGTGAATGCCTTGGATTTCCCCATTATTAAGGCGCTCTAAATCTTTCAGTGAGAGTAAGTTTATTCTCTTGGCGTAAGAGAATAGCGCCTTTGTGTAGTCAGGGCTAGTCTCATTAAGACTCTCTTTCGCATAGAACACGTCAGGAAGTTGTTCCATAGCTTTGGCGCTTAATCGCTCCGCTGCCTTACCTTTACGATACTCTGTGTACCCCCGCGTTACATCCGAGGCAAGGTCTTCCCTACCGGCAGCGGCAAGGATTCTGTCGAATACCGTATCCGTATCTGGTTTTAGTAATGGGAGGCCCTGTGCGTTTGCTCCAGCGCCATAGCGTCGATTGCTGGCCAGCTCTCGCAGCAGGGAATTTTCAGAGAGTGTCGCATGGCTGGCGTTTTCCCACAGCCCCCCGCCTGAAATATTATCCAATGTTCCAGCAGCCAACTTAGCTACGGTTGCATACTGCTGTTCCGAAAGCTCCCCTGACTTCTCCTTCAGAAGATACAGGTATGCTCCGAGGTTAAGAACTTCCTCTGGTGACGTGGCAACGGCACTCTGTAAGACATGGGCATTAATGTCGGCAGCGAACGCACTGTTCTTTTGTACATCCCACCGCTGTATCAAAGGCAAAAGAATATTCGCCTCGCTTTTTGCCCCGGAAAGGAAGGAGCGATATTCCACAGAGCCAATGTATTGGTGGCCAGTAATCTGCTTAAACCCATTGTAATCATTGGGAGTGTCCGAGATGTACGTGCCTATGCCCTCCCAGCTTGTCGCCAAGGTTTTTGCGTTGGAGTTTTCGTCTTTCAAAGCATCTTGAAGCGGCTGCTGAGTTGGGCCGGTTTTTGTCCAATACACCCCAGTCGTCACCCCGGTGTTGGGGTTTTGCTTTCCACGGCCGGAAGTAAAGTTGGGTATTTTGTCACTCACAGAGACTGTTTTGTGGGGTATGACTGGGGCAGGCGCATCTTCTGGCATAGGCGCTGCCCCTGCCCCTTGCGATGCCTCTAATTCAGCGTCCCATGCTTTCCAGTTTACTTGGTCGGGGCTGCTGGGTTGACCTTCCCCTTCAGCGAGGGGAGACACATTCACCGGGGTACGCGGAGGAGCAGCAGTAGCGCGTCGAGTTCCGGTGCGTTGATCCTCCAGCATAGAATTAAGGAGGCTGTACGCATTGGGGGCGTTCATCAACGAACTTGTGCTTAATCCCGCACTTCTCACCCGAAGCGAGAGAGTATCAATTTCTTCTTTCGTTGCGTCCGGGAATACCATTGACAGATAAGAGCGGTGCTGATTCATCTCCTCAGCAGTCTGTGCCTCCTGCTTCAACCGCTCTGTTTCCTGTTGCGCTTTTTGCAGCGCAAGCGCATTTTCCCCTGAAAGGCGATATTCTTCCCGCAGTTCTTCCATGCGGGCGGCTTTCTCCCGATCCTGCTTAAAGACTTCTCGCTCAAAATCACGCTTGGCCGACAGGGACTGTCCAATCCCCATCACGGCCCCAAAGAGAATATCGCTAACCATTAGTCAAGCAGCCCTTTCTTCACCGGCTCATCTTCTTCTTCGGAATCATCCTCATCGTCTTCCAGCTCAAGCTCGCCTTCCAGCATATCTTCATCCATCTCTGGTTCAGGCTCAGGTGGAGGAGGCGCGGCAACGTCCTCCTCCGTAAGAATACCGAGGAGCTTATCTTCCCGCTTGTTGAAGATTTTAATGTCCTTTACCTTCTGCATCGCACCAACAGCAACCACCTGGTACAACACCGGGCGAGCAATCAGCAGGGCAAGGTCAGGCGACCACTTCCCTTGCGCAAATCCGGTAAACACAAGCGTCCGGGCAACGTATTCTGCCGGAACGCCTTTTTTCAGCAGGACGCCGATCTGGTAGGCGCGTTTCGGTTGCGTGATCCGCTCCCAGACATATTCAAGGGCAACCTCCGCTTTTGTAAACTGAGGCGGCTGCTCCCAGTTTGCGTTTCCGGGTGCGGTGGTAAGAGATTGCCCCGGAACCGGGGCAGACATGAGATCAAGTGCTTCCATGTTTATCCCCTCTCAGAGGCAGTAGCTTTTGCTGTTTTTTGTACCGTGGCGAACAGATAGCCAAGGCGTTCAAGCCATTCAGATTCTAGCGCCTTGGGGTTGGCAGAACTGGTGCGCTTTGTCTGCCCCGGCTGGAATGCCTGTGGCCCGGCAAAGATGCCTTCCATGTCAGCATCCGGGCTGAACTGGCGACGCGGATTGATCTTCTGCGCTTCCATAAACTTCTGCGACAACGGGGAGCTGCCTGTTTTGCCAGAAAAATCATACTCTCCGGAGAGCATCTGATCCAGTCTGCTCTCCTTTACCAAGTCCTTGCCCACCGTCCACAACTTATCTGCGGTGTCAGCACCGTAGTCGTACAAGTCATCAAAGATTCCGGCGAAAAAGTCACTCATACTTCACCTTAAAATGCGGAGCTGAAAATGTCCGTGGCAATAGCCCCGAGGACTTGACCGAACACCTGCTTCCTGTCGCGCTGGTACACATCCTCAGCATACTGGCGATTGTTTGCGGCCACCGCAAGGTTAAAGTTACGGTTTGCAGCGTTTTCGCTGGACATGAACGCCCAGCTTGCCGCATCTCTCCACTGCTGCCACACGTTGTTCAAAGCAGTCTGTGAAATGTTAAACCGATTGGTCACATTGAACTGGTTTGCGGCGTTTACCGCCGCAGTATTTGCGGTGTTTATGCTTCTGCGCCACAAGACGTTGCTTTGGTCAATCGCAAAACGAGACTGTGCCTCAAACTGCTGGCGCTGGTTCGTCAGGGTTGCATTGAACTGCTTAACGGTGTTGTCCTGCTCAGTATTGAAGGTGCTGACAGCATTTGCACGGGCAGCGTTCTGATCCCGGATTTGCGAGACAAGGGTCGCCTGAAACTGGCGTACCTGAATGTCATTCGTGGCGTTGAACTGCGCTGCGGCATTCAATGCCGCCACATCACTGAGCATGGACTGCTGTGCTACACGCAAGTTCTCAAGACGGGTTTGCTGATCCGCATTGAGGTTCGCAACATCCATCTGGAAGTATGTCTGCGCATCCTGAGATGCAATTGGCAGGGCAGCATTCTGCAATGCCTGTACAACAGCCCCGGCAGCAATGCTTGACCCGCCAAGGCCACGGGCTGCCAGCATATCCTGCGCCAAGGCAACAGAGCCTTTGGCCCAGGCCGGAACTTCCCCGGCTTGGAAGTCCATGAGCTGTTTGAGCTGGCCCTGCACCGTCGCCTGCTCAGACACCTGCCCTTGCGCAGCGGTTGCTTGCGGCCCTTGCCCCTGCGTTGTTGCTGCGGTGACTTTCGGTGCCTGCATCTGTTGAAGGCCGGGAATGTCCTCCGGCCTTACTTGAGCCGCTTGCGCCTGTGTTGCCTGTTGCAGCGGTATTGGAGCCAGATCGCCAGCTTGCTGCTGCATGAACTCGCCGGTTTGCGGATTCATCAGCACCGGCACAAGGCTTGTCCCTGCGGGCAGGTTTGGTTGCTGCACCTGCCGCGATACAAGATCGACAACAGACACGCTCCCCGGCTGCGTAGCAGTCGGAGTTGCTTGCTGTGTTCCACCGGCCTGTGTTACCATAGCCGATGGTGCTGTTATCGCTGAAGGGAGCGGGGTGTTCTGCAATGCGGTGAATGTCGGTTGTGGCGCGGCAGGAGTGGCGGCAGGGTTCAAGGGAACCCCCTTGCTGCCAGTTGCTCCTTGCGCGTAAGACGTAGTTGCCATATCTAATACCTTCTGGTATTATATCATACTTTAATTAAAAAGCACGCTATTTCTTCATTTTGGCAAGGGTTTTTGCCAGTCTGGCGCGTTGCCCCATCTTGCCGGGGGCTTTTGCGGACTTGTCCAGCTTCTCTGCGGGGATTTTCTCCCCTTCCTTGACTTTCAGGGACTTGCGCAGTGCGCCTGGCTTTTTGATTGCATCTTGAATCCACTTTTCTTTTTTAGCCATTTTGTTCTCCAAAGATTTGATAAAGTTCCGCAACTGTTGTTGCAGCGTCGATCCGAATCTGCTCCAAAGCGTCTGCGTCACGGATAACTTGTCGTTGTGCTTCCAGAGCGTCAAGGTCAGTCCCTGGAATGCGTAAGGAAATTGCTTCATCCAACGGTGCAAAGGCAGCTTCTCTGCGTGCTCTACGAATGCTGTGTGCAATGGCATTGGCTGTTGCTAGATCGACTTTAATCATTGTCATTCCTCAAAGCTGGTAATGCTGCCACCCACGCCGTCTGTCAGTTCGGCTTCATCCACCGTCCATGCGGCGCGGAATGTACGGTCAGTCGGAATTTCGGCAGCGTCAATGATTTTGTACGGCTTTCCTTCTGGCACGTCTTTTTCAGCAATGGCCTGAATACCATACTTTTCGAGTGCTTCCGGGGCCGGAATGATGATCGACACGCCGCCGTCATCATTTTTGTAGATAATGCATTGGGTCATGGGTTTACCTGAAGATTGCGACGTTTGCAAAAGCCGGATCACTTAATGCGCCTGCGTTACCAGTAAAATTAATTAACCGCACAGCGGATGATGTGGGCGGATTTGTTGCGCTCACGCTTAAAGTGGTATTTGTCGCAGCGCCACTTTGCCATTGTGACGCTGTAACAGTGCTATAATTTGCATCCGGCATCGCTGTTGTGAAGTTCACCGTATAATCGCCAGTGCCGTTATCCGTGATACTTGTCACGTTCCCGCTTGCCCGGATTGCAACAGTGCCAGTTCCGTTAAAGTTGACCCACGCCCGCGCTGCATACAAGGGCGCTGATCCACTGGGTGTAGCCTGTACTGCCGAGCCAATGCGGAAGTTCCCCGTGATGTGAAGCTGTTCTGCGGGTGTAGTGCCAATACCAAGCCGCCCACTGCTATCCAGTCTCATCTGTTCAGAGTAAACGCCAGTAGCGGTTGTGAAAAAACTCAGGCCAACCTGATCCGAAAATGCCCCCACATAACCACGAACGCTTGATCTCCAAAAAGGATTGCCGCCGGTGGATAAAAAAGACAGCTCGTTAAACGCCTGATTGGTGATGACGTTTGTGCCTGCGGTATTGAACAGATCAATTTTTGCGTTGCCGATAGCGTTTTGTACTGATACCGAATTTGAGGTAGAAATGGTCGTGGAGGTAACTCGCAGCCTTTCCGCCCCGTCCGTTTCCACCGTTACCGTGTCAACGGCAGGAAAACGGATTGATGTGTCGGTGTCACCGCTATGAATGATCTTATCTGTGATCGTGACATCGCCATTCACGTCAAGTGTAGTGGCAGGGCTTGCCGTTCCAATTCCAATACTACCAGCAGATGTCACCCGCAGACGCTCAACACCACCTGTCTCCACCGTCACCGTGTCCACAGCCGGAAACCGGATAGACGTATCGGTATCACCGGAATGGATGATTTTATCAGTGATCGTCACATCACCGTTTACGTCCAGCGTTGTGGCCGGGCTGGTCGTACCAATGCCGAATTTGCCATCCCATTGCAATTTTGCCCGCAATGCCCCGCCGACAGAAAACAGAATGCTGTTGTTCCCGCCAATAGTGTCTGCAACAAGCGCAAGGCTTGTACTGCTGAATAACCTTCCAACAGCTCCATTAATCCCCACATAATTATGCGTTGCGCCAGTTCGTCCTAAAATAATACCTTTTGTGCTATCCGATAAATCCTGAAATTGAAATCCATTGTCATCTGTAGATGAAATGTTTGCAGAAATGACTAATGCCCTTGTCGGCGTGGCAACATTTACGCCAATGCCAGTATTGGTAAAGCGAATACGTTCAGACCCACCAGTCTCCACAGAAACAACGTCATCTGTAGGGAATCGGATGGAAGTATTTGTGTCGCCGCTGTGTATGATTTTATCCGGGAGAGTAACATCTCCGCTTGCGGTAAGTGTGGTAGCTGATACTGTTCCGCCTGTAATATTAACAGCGCCAGCATCTTGAGTGGCAATGCTTCCCAGTCCCAGCGTTGTTCTCTGCGCCGTGGCGTCTGCGTCATCCAAGAGTGCCCGGCCCGCAGCAGTCAAATCCGCCACAGCATACACATCGCTGGATGTGGTATAAAGCATTTTATTGGCTGCTGTCGTCAGCCCAGCAATGGATTGGAGGCCGGGATCATACGCCTGTACATCTGTCCCTATTGTTAGCCCAAGGTTCGTCCGAGCATTGGCCGCTGTGCTTGCTCCCGTGCCGCCGTTTGCGACCCCAAGCGTCCCGGTGACGGCGGTGGCGAGGGAGATATGTGCCCCGCCTCCGGCTGTTCCATCGTGGTTGTGCCCGGTGGTTGCGTCCATTGCCGCCTGAACTTGGTTGAACTCGTTATTCAGGGGAGCAGCGTTGATGGTGTTGCCGGTGACAATGTCTGCGGCGGATTGGCGTGTGTAGCCGGTAGGCATATTATCTCCTGCCTTTCAAAGCGTATTCAATGTGCATGGCGTCGATTTTGTGGGGGATAGCCGTGTCATCTGTAGAGAAGCGCACGCTCACGTTTCTGAACGAGCCTTGCATAGGTTGCGTATGCTTAAAGTCAAGGATGGAAGAATAGATCGACGTTCCATAGACTGCTGACCCAAATACGGCTGCTGCTGATCGTGAGACAAACGGGCGGGTAGGGGGTTGGTACGCATCGGGGGATGAGTAATTAAAGGATACCCCTATATCTACTTTGAAGTCCCCCTCTTGGCGCACATACATGTGCATCTTGTGGAACACCTTCCGCAGTGTCTCATCCCCGAAGGTGTAATAAGGGGTTTCGTACACATACGGAATGAATATGCCATCAAAGGTATTCCCGCTTTCCTGCCGGTACACATATCCATTGGATGGGTGTCCGAACACGGCGTATTCTGTGTTTCCGATATACCCGGAATCACAGCAAGCGACATTCATGCCGCGAATAAGGCTCCAGGCGAACTGAAGCCTCTGATCCAGATTCAGTTTTCCGATTGTCCCGAAAGCTGCCGAGTCAATCGCCGATATGTTGTACACAAACAGCCGGTACTGAGATTTGCTCTGTATAGGCATAGCAGAAAAGTCGTTATTTGACTTTCCTGCTATTTGCGCATCCAATGTGCGCTTGATAGGGCGAGACACTGACGACAACTCAATATCGTCATTTCGTTCTGTTCCGGCAAGAGACCGTATGCCGTCCGGCGCAAGAAAGATAACATCCCCGCCTACCTCCTGTATAGAGTCTGTGGCGATGCAGCCGATCTTGTCTGTAACGTTCTGTACCGCAAAATTAGTGGCGCTAGAGCCGACGAGTTTCTTGATCGAACGCTTGCAAAAGATATACAGCGTCTCTCGGAAGGACTTCAGGCCGACAATCTCGTCGCCAACAGACAGCTCAATGGCCCCTGACGAGTTGAAATCTGTATCAGAAGTGGGGTGTGAAAGTGAGAGTGCTGCTTTATTCGAGCTATACCCGGAAAGCGCAATGCGCTCTAGGTGGTATGCAGCGAAGGAGGGATTGGCCGGAGCACCGGAGCCATTAATGAGGGTGTACGTCGTGCCATCCCACTTTGCAGCGGGGTTTACGCCGTCACACATAATGACCGCAGGGGCGGACATAATGTAGTCCAGAAACCTGTACTTGGCATTCGTGGTGCCAGAGCGGGCGGGGGAGTTTATCGGACTTCCCCACCCGGTCCCGGCAGAGAAATACACATTGTCCCCACGGGCTGCCAATACGCCGCCCAGTGCAACTTTTACGCCTAGAATCTTGCCTGATCCGGGAACGGTGCTGGAGCTATACTTGCTATAGCCAAGAATCGTCTTATACCCGCTGGACGTATCCTGCTCGTAGTTTTGCAGCAGCCTTGCGCCTCCAGGGCCAACTCCTTCCCCAGACTCGCCTTGTACAATGAGGTTCTGGGATTCATCCATGCCCCCTGTACAAACAACTTTGAATGTGCCCCAGCGATCCATCAGAGCGCCCGCATGGTGGTGGAACGGTTTATCAGTGCCCGGCGCATCATTCGCACGCAGTTGTCATACTGCCCTTGCGCCATACCTGCCTGTTCTACGTTGTCCCGGAACATGTAGGCGTGGTACATTGCTGCGTGAAAAATGGCATCCTCAAACGCATCCGGGATAATCGCCGTATCATTATAGGCGCTCAGATTATTTGGCCGGGAAAAGTATTCAAACTTGACCGTGTATGTTGCGTCAGGGTATGGAGTGACAATGAATTTCGACCCTGATTGGTGTAGCGTGACGTTCTTAGGCGTCGCATACTCAGTAACTACCGCATTGTTAAGGTCCTGTAAACGAAGGACTTGTCGGTACTGGTCAAAGTTAATATACCCAAGGTGCGTTGCAGAAACTGTTGCAGACGGCTGGATGTAGAACGAATCCCAATCCACCTTAAAACAATTCGCAGGCAAATTATATGTGCCTTGCCCGACTACAAGGACTTGCGTCCCTTCTGTATGAAGAAACGGCCACTCGTATTCTTCTTCTTCAAGAACCTTGCGAATAGCGGCATTTACCGCTGATTTGGCTTCAGCATGAAACCCATACGCAGAAGCAAAAGAGATGCTATCCAGCTCCACTTCATTCAGTGCCCGGAGTACTCTATTTGTCAGATCGAGGTATGTCAGTGCCATGCTCAAACCAAAGGAAAAGGGGAGGGGCCGAAGCCCCTCCGCTCAGTTAGCCAAGAACCGGAGAAGTGGCCGGTGCTTTGCGGCTTGCATCCGCCAGAACGGCGACAATGCGAACCGTACCCGTTGCACTAGCAATCGTGCCAGCGACCTTGAGGTCGATGGTGTCAGCGGTTGCGTAGAGGTACGGGGCATCCAGAATGATCGCGTGGTTTGTGCCAGCGGTCAAAGTGGTAGCGTTGGTGACAAAACGGTCATCATCCCCGCCATCGCCAAGATCGAAACGGGTCACGTTGGTGACTGCCGTTGCGTTTTCCAGAACGAGGGCCAGAACCAGAGTGTCCTCCGGGACTGAAAGGAGAGCGATCTGATCGCCGGTGGCAAAGCCGGTGATGTTGCGGAGGTCCGCAAGATCAATTTCATGCTTGACGACAACCGGTGGGTTGACGTAAGCACTCAGGCCAGTGGCGGGCGAAGTGCCTGAAACGAGGTTAGTGAAAAGAGCCATGTGCTTCTACTCCTTAGCTATAGCTGACGTAAGCGACGGCCAGAGCTTCGGGGCGGATAACCTTGCGGCCCCACACCAGAAGGCCCCGGTGAATGTCACCGAAGGTTTCGGTGCTGCGGAAGTTCTCCTGCTTCACAATGTTCTTCGCAGCAGCGGTGGCCGACTTGTGGCCTGCCAGAACCGTGCGGAAGTTTTGCGAAGTGCTGCGGGCAGCATGGTTCGTCACGTACATGGTGAAACCATACACCGGGCTACGATAAGCACGGATGCCCTGACGGGTCGGAGAAGTTGCATCGCCGGTGATCGAGGCGTCGATCATCTTGCTGTCCTCTTTGTAGAGGGCATTGAAGAAGTACGGGTCAGCAACGAGGAACATATCGTCCTCCGGCACGTTTTGCAGGCGCAGGTCGCGGAGCAGGAGGCCCACAACATCCACCGGCGAAATGTCAGAAGCGCCAAAGCCCACGCTCAGGTCGCCGCTCACAGTGTCCGTGCCGAGGTCAGAGGTGCCGCCTTGTGCGCCAGCGACCATGACTTCGAGGATGTCCTGATCGTAAGCCTTGGCAAGCTCATACTGACCACTGTTCAGCGCCATGCCTTCATAGTCAACGTGGCTGTGCGCCTTCTCAATGTCGTCCAGAGCAAAAGCAAAGTAGTTTGCTTGGTCGATCACCAGAGTGGTTTCTTCGTCCACGATGGGCTGGGTTTGCAACTTTTGGCCCCGGCTGTAGGACTGAACCGTCACTTTGGGCTGCTTGATGACGCGAACTTCGGAACCCATGTCCGAAATTTCGCCATAAAAGCCCGTGGTGGTGATCTGGTCTGCGATGGTGTTCTCACGCAGATACAGCAGGGTCTGTTTGGAATAGATGACCGGATCGAAAACCCCGTTCGGGAGGTTATTGTACGAACCGGCTGATTGGAAAGCCATAGTTGTGTTCCTTGATTAGAGGTTTGGATTGTACCTGCCCTCTTTTTTCGCCTTCAGGATTTCGTCCTTGAATTTGGCGAACTGTGTCACAGACATTGCTTTGACTTCGGAACCCGTCCACACCTTCTTTTCAGGGGGTAGGTTTTCTTGGCTGTTCGGAAGTCCGACATCCAGCGAGGCATCCACTTGCGAGCCTTTTTTCGTGACGCGGGATGTGTACAGCTCCAGAACGGAGATCACATCTTCTGCGTCGTCACTGGCCAGCAAGGCTTTCACCCGCTTTGTCTGTGCTTCCAGCCAAGTCTTGAATTGATCCGAGTGGCGAATAGCAATTGCGTCTGGAAATCTGCGCAAGACTTTCTCGCGTGCTTCCTTCATAGCAACTTCTTTTCGGGTCTTCTCAACTTCCTTGTCAGGACTTTCGTCTGTGCCCGTAGAGACTGACAGGCGTTCAATAGTTTTTTCAAGTTCAGCAATACGCTGTTCAAACTCTTTTTTCTGTTTATCAGAAGCGGAGCGAAGATGTGCGTAACGCTGCGCCCAATCTTGGTTGTCGTCGTAACGTTTACGATCAGGGTCTCCTGAAACAGCGGTGGCCTTATCGGGGGCTGCGGGAGAGTTATCTGCTCTCTGGTTCGTTGACTCTGGCACCATCACTGCTTGTTCAACAGGAGCGGTGGTGAAGCTCATATCGAGAATTGGCATTATTTCCTCATCAGGGTTTGTCTTACGACAAAGTGGCTGCGGGTGCATTTGCCTGTTGCACCGGGGCACTCATTTGAGCAGTAGCCGGGCTTTGTTGTGGTTGCGGTTGTGGTGAAGGTTGTTGGCCTTCAGGCGGGGCTTGCCCTTCTTCCTGTTGGCCTTGTTGATACATCTTTTGGAACTCTGCCCGATCCATCGGGACAAGGATCACAGATTCATCAACAAACGGGCGGAGAGCCTCACCAACGGCTCTGCCAGTAATCAGCGTGAGCATCGCCCACGTTTCCGGCGTCAGATTCGCCTGAATCCAGTTCTTCTGCTCATCGGTCAGTGACGCAATGTGCTCAAGAACATTTTGCCGGAGTGTCTCATCATCGGGGCCGAGTGCTTCCTCTTGCGGCTGTTCAGGGGCCATGCCTGCATCAGCGCCGGGTTCCATTGGCCCTTGCCCCATCTCGCCTTCTGGTGCAGTATCCTGCTCCATTGGCATGTCTTCTTCTGTCACGGGGGCTTCCCCGCCGAGCATATCTTCTTTCATCGGGATTGATTCCACGTTCTCAAAAATTCTTCAAAGGACTGGTCATCCGTGATCGTGCCTATACTGCTTCCGCCACCTGATCCTGCTTGTGGCATATCCTCGCGGTTTAGTCCAAACTCAAGGTCATCGAGAAAATCGCTGACGCTCTTTGCCTTTGAGTTCAGAATGCGGTCGCGGTACTTCTGCTCAATGGAGAGTCCTTGGCTTGTAGCAAGACGATTAGCAATTCCGCGCACCGCTTGGTTCTGAAGGGTGTCAAAGTCACCGACGCCATACGATCCGAGTGTCTGGCGCTGTCCCCCTTCGACTGGGGCACCAGACGCCTGTTGCAATGGATCAAGGTGGAACTGCGTGGCATCCCTGCTGCTCACCTCAAAAGACATCCGGTTAAACCCAAGGTTCTGTTGCATGAACCCGGTGTCCTCAAAAATCTTGTCCTCTAGTTTCAGGATGGTCTGCATACGGTCAACAGAAGAAACAATGCGCCCCTTCTGCTCCTGCCATGCGCCGACGTTATCCTGCCCCTTCGACTCAAACCCATACATCTTGCCTGTGAACGGGTCAAACCCGCCCCCGGCAGCCTTTCCTGACGGCTTTTTATTCCCAAACAGCCCGCCGATTGCAGAGCCTGCAATTCCTGCCAAAAGAAGGCCCACTGGCCCCAGTCCTGCGGCAAGGCCGATTCCAACCCCGACAGCTCCGCCTATGCCGCTGCCAGTCGGATTTCCGCCGGTGACTTTGGACATCATCGTGCCGCCAAAATAACCCAGAGCCATTGGCCCGGCATAAGCAGCAATCGTCCCCAGTGCAGCTCCAGCACCGGCAGCAGCGGAGCCAAGGGTGCCCGTAGCAGCAGCCCCAGAAGATACTGATGGCAAGGCGCTGAATCCAAGTGCGCCGCCGGTTGCATAAGCGCCGGTGCCAACGGAGGCTAAGTATCCTTTAACTGCACTGACCGCAGCCTTGCCAATGTATTTTGCGGCAAGTGATTGACCAACTTGGCCAACCATCTCCCCTGTTCCGGACTGTTTGACCGATGGGAGATTAACCACAGTTGACTGGGGGGTAATGCTTGTGTACTGTTGCGCGGGAGAAGGAGCAAAGACCGGCGCTGTGACAGGTGATGCTGTCACAGGAACGGCCTGAATCCCGGTCTGTACCGGGGCCTGTTCAATCGCGCTTGGTTGCAACCCGTTCAATGTTTTGCCTCAACGTCTTTTTAAGCGTTACCAGAAAAGCCAGCTTCCCCTGGCATCGGAGAAGCTCCGACTCCGATTGTGCCGCCACCACTTCCGGTAACGTCTCTTGGATTAACGCCTCCAGTAGCGCCTCCACCTTCCCCCATCTGTCCTCCGACAGAAGGAACGCCAGCTCCCTCAGGGCCTTGTTTTTGTCCTGCATTCAGTGCCATCATGTAAAGCATCGCCTGTTGCGGATCGTTGATGACCTTATCTGGGTCAAGATCAAGGCTCCGCGCAATCTCTTTGATGATTTCAGGCCAGTTGATGAAAGGTGCCATGATCTGATTCGCACCCACCTGCACCAGTGAAAGCAGGCGTTGCGTCTTGATCTCTTTTTGCAACAGGGCAGTCGTGCCCTTAGCTACTATCTTGAGGTCGCCAACGACTTCAAGATCGTCGGAAAACTGCATATTCCAATGGAAATACCCTTGCCCCAGCGGCTCAAGTAGGTACTGGTCAATGTTGCGGATGACCTTCTTGATGTTCAGTGCCGCAGCACCCATCAGCATAGACATCCCGGAAGCCGTCCGCGTGGTCCCGCTGACTCCCGTTGCGCCATGACTATAGCTGTAAATTCCGGTGGATTCGTCAGCCAGCTGCCGCGCCTTGTCGAACATCTGGATGTGCGCCGGGGCGGTGTTGTTAAAGCTGATCGAGTAGATACTTTGTCCGGGTGCCCCGCCTTGGCGGAAGAACATTTTCCCCGGATAAATTGTCATATCCTGGCCGGGGGAAAGATTCGTCTCGTCCACCTCGAACACACACGATCCAGCAAATTTCAAGTTATCCAGCGCCGCACGATAATGCGTGTTCATCGCGGCTTGCGTATCGCTCATGTTCTCCGGAACACCAATGCCCCAAATTTGGGCCGGGTGGCGTTCATACGGAAACATTTGGTACGGGATGCGGGAAGGCGTAAACGGATTTACGACAACGCGAAGAACTTCGTCCTTGGCAACCCACACATTCACATGGATTGTGTCGGCAGTGCGGTATTCATCCGGGATGCTGACCTCAAGGGCTTCCAGCGTCTCACGATCCAGTGTACCCCAGTACTCAATGATTTCATACCGCAGCGGCTTGGCCGAGATATTGGAGTCGTCCAGTTGGTAATCCCACGTTTCCGTGAGAGCCTCCGGCGCTGTGTCAAGAATGCGTTGCACCGCCATCTTGTCAAAGAACGGGCGGTTCAGGAGTTCCCTGACCTTGCTCGGCCCCAGAAGGTGCCGCTCGATCAGGTATTCACACTCGTGAATAGAAGTCGCTTCCGGGTCTGGGAACAGGTTCCAGATGGTGACAAACTGCGCCTTAGGGCACAGTTTCTTTACCGGCATGTACACCCTTTGCCCGGTCGCTTTGTCTTTTTCCCAGGCTGGGGTGGTTTCCCATACGGAGAACGGCCCTTTGATTGCCCCTGTGCCATAAATTACTTGCTCCTGTGTTGCTTTGATGAGATCATCTACCAGGCGCGTTTCCTCGATCTGATCGTGGATGCGCCGTTCCATCCGATACGCCGCTTCATCTGCTGGATGAACCTGCGGAATCTTGGTTTTATCAGGACTAGGCCCTTCTTTCCACTTTCCAGCAATGGAGCCAAACTTACGTTTAATCGTATCTCCAAATCCAGAAAGCAGGGTTGCCGTTGTGGCCCCACGCGGAATCTCTTTGCCATCGCCGGGGAATCCGTAGATGTCCTGCGGCTCTGGCGCAGCCTGTTCCGGTGCCAAGTGTACGACATCCGCCACTCCTTCGGGAATCGGGGTCGGCTTGACGCCAACCGGGAACTTGTTGTCGCTAAGGAGGACTTCCAGAATCTGAGCATGAGCAGCTTCGCTTTTGGTTTTCGTGATCTTGATAAAGATTTCCGAAACCATAGGATTGTACTGGCGAAGCTGCGCCATGTTTGCCGCTTCCTCAGCAGACAAATCCCCGCGCCATGCCCGCAGCGCCTCTAGCCAACGCTGTTCATGCGGGTTGCGGGCGTCCTTGGCAATCGTGTACCTATCGCGCACAAACGAGTGTACGCGCTGAAACCGCGCTTTCTTTTCATACTCACGCGGGCTGTACGCCTCCGGGGAAGCCGAAACGACTTCCTGCTTGCCCGCAGCAAGCATATCCTCAGAAAGGTCAGTCTCAAAATCCATTATTAGCCAACCAGCTTGTTAGCGCCGCCAGTCGGGAGCGTCATGTTCTTCTTCGACGCGCCTTTTTTCGGCATCCCCTTCATCAGGGCATTGCCTTCGGAAGATTTCAGCGCCGAAGCCATATTCATCTTGCCATCGGGCTGCTTTTTTGGCATCGTCTTGAAGAACATGTTTTCGCAACACGCTGTCAGGTTCATGGTGCCG